TTAAGACGGGAAATGCTTGATTTTACGGCATTTCCCGTCTTTTTTGTTTCTAATTTGTTACTGGTTCAGCGTAAAAAATATTATTTTAACAGGGCAACAGTTTCCCGTAACTGTTCAATAGTCTTGTGATTATACACCCTGTTTCCTACATCCTTTGACTTATGACCCATTAGCATATCAATACATTTTCTGTTGCCTTTGGCGTTGTCAAGAAGTGTTTCAAAGGTGTGCCGTGCTTCATGCGGGGTCTTGTCTGCACCTATCTTTTCCATGATTTCACCCCAACACTTATAGTAATTTGCCTGACTGAACTTTTTACCCTGATAGGTGAACAGGTACTTGTTCCCTTCATCAACCAGTGCTTTCACAAATGGTTTGATGCGGTCATGTATTGGAACAATACGGCACTTTCCGGCAGCGGTCTTGATTCCACCTTCAAAGTACCAGTCCTTGATGTTCACCTGTTCAGTTTTCATTCCTAACAATTCCTGTAATCTGAACCCCGTATATATGTAGATCAGCACGGTATTGACCCAAGGGTCATCTTTTATTTTCCACAGTGCATCAACCTGTTCAGGTGTGAACGGTTCACGGGTGGTATCAGGTATTGGTGGGGCGGTGGTAATTTGTGAATACATTTTATCTATCAGGTCAATTTCAAAAGCAAAACGGTCAAGGTGACCGAACAGATTCTTGATTGACCATTGTGTTGAATACCCACACCCGCAGTTGTCAATGCAGTCTTGCATCTGATAAGATTTCAGTGATCGGTACTTCACACCGTAGTATTTTGAACAGTGCTTGAACGCTGAACGCAAGGACTGCTGATTTGATTTTCCTAACTTGGGTAACTTGATTTCAGACCAACGCTGATAGAGTACAACCAAGGTGACCTTTTCCCGGTCAATGTCCCAAGGGTTGTTGTTATATTCAGCCAATAGGATGTTGGCTTTTTCTTCTGTTTCAGCGTAACCGATAGGGGTTTGTTTTGCGTGTCCCTGTTCGTCATATATGGTGACCTTGGCAAGCCACGGGCGTGAACGGTTACCCTTCAACTTGGTCACGCATCCGTAACCGTTTGGGTTTCTTCTTCCCATGTATATCATTCCTTCCTGATTGAAATTTCAAGGAATGGATGATATAATTAGGATTGCATAGCCTATATCATCCTATTCCTTGGTATAGAGTTATAAGAACCCTGACCGCTGCAACGGTTGGGGTTCATTTTTGCTTAGTTATAATTCAATGTGTGAAGGTGCTGCAACACCTTTATTTTGTAAATCAAGAAACTTCCCATACTCCATTGCTGTTCCCCAAAAGGCAAGCATCCCTTTATCATATTCCACAACCAAGTAATATTTCTTTGCACCTTTTAATTTTGATGTGTTCTTTGCCTGACCGTGATATTTTAACATGAACTTTTCTTCTTCCATTGCTGAAAATGATTTGATTCTGTTCATTGGAAGTGTAACCGTAGTTTCAGGCTTGATTCTTTTGATCTCAAATACATCACCTTTCACTTCAATTCTGCAAGGGTAATCAGTCGCAAACCCTTCAATTCCTTCATAATGTCCTACTGGTATTCCTGATTCTTTCTTTTTTCCAAACATTTTTACCTTCCTTTCATTCAGTAACCGTTGTAACGGTTGGTAACGGTTTAAGTATCTGTTATAAATGCAGTATTATCAATAGGGTAACGGTTAGTAACTGTTGATAATTGATTTTCTTTATATTTTGATTATGTAGTAATTCTAATGTAAAAAATAAAAAAGTAAAAATATAGAGTATAGAAAAACAACAGTTACCCGTTACCAACAGTTACCTTTTGGAAAAGTCAACCCATATTATGCCGTTTGACTTCCTGATGATTCTTTTTTGACAGAATATTTTTCATCATCCAGTAATGTGTTAATTCGTTCAATGACTTTAATTCTGTCAACTGCATCCAGTTTAATAAATGAAGAAATCACAAATTGAGTTTCTTCATCATAAACTTGTTTTACCAGTTCAACAGATTCAGACTGTTCTTGAATATTTGAACAATCCATTAGATCACAAACTGATACACCAAGTTTTTCTGCTATGATCTTTAACTTGGATGTGGGGACATCGTTAGTCCCTGATTCAATCTTTGAAATAGTTGACCGTGCGTTGTCCGTATTCCACCCGCAAAGGTTGGCAAGTGCTTCTTGAGAAAGTCCTTTATCGTCCCGGTATTTTTTGATGTTATTACCAAGAATTTTCAGAAAATCCTTCTTTCTGTCTACCACAAATGTCACCCCCTTTCTATATGTAATTTTACTATGTCAGGGACTGAAAATCAACTTTTTTTAAGTTTTTTATAAAAAATAGTTGACATTCAATCCACATAGGTTTATAGTATGAAATGTGGACGGACAATCCACAAGAAACAAAGCAAGTAGGAAGGACACGGGTGAAGCGATAAGGCTACACGCAAGTGACATGGTGGTCAGGCTGCCGGATAGCAGATAGAGCGTGTGAAGAATAAACATGACCCGTCAAAGTAGTTGAAGAAAACAGGAACGGTAGGGCAAGAAAGCACAGTGTACCGCACTATTTGAAGAAAGCGGACAGGCTGAACCAATCGGCACTTTACCCCTAAAACAAGAAACCGTTAAGTGGAAGAATCAACCGCACGAGATGACACAGCACTTTGTTTCACAGGTCAGGAAGTTCCCCGACTTCCTGACTATTTCAAAAAGAACTGTTGCAGCAGTTCCGGGGAAAAGAACCAAGGAATAGGATTTCAGTTCTTTCAAAAAATTGTCTATTGTATGTTAGTCAACAGGTTTTGGTGGTTTTAATGTGAAACCCCGGCGGTTTGAACAACACCGTTCAAAAAGTTCAATGATGTGTAACAGGTTTTCAGATTTTAATGTGAAATCTGATAAAGGAAAGACACCCCTGATTGTACTAAGGTGTGCTGACAATAGACAACTTTTTGAAGGAACTGGGAAAGGAAACGGTAAGGCTATGAAAATAAAAGTAACTTGGAAAATTCAGGGTATGGAATTTAGTGCAATATCAGATACGGTTGCAGAAGCCTATGAATATGTGAAAGCAATCGTTAAGGCAGAGAAAAGCAGAAATTTCCCAAACACAGATGAAACACTTTCTGAATACATTGGTATTTTAGCCAAGATGAAGAACCATGAAACCATAAAGCATGAAAATCATATCTTTAGAATTGAAATAATTTAGAAAGGTAGGTTGTTGTGGAATGGATTTCATAAAAGATGCGGATTGCACCAAGGAAACGCCCGTCAGATTAGGTGTTCCTGATGCACCGATATACGGCAAGGGCATCAAATTGAAACCAAGGGTTGACGGTAGAACTGATTCAGAGCATTTCAAGAAAATCTATTTGCCGGAACTTTTACCACTTGAAGAATATGATCTGATAGTTGTTTTGATTTCCGGCGGTAAGGATTCAGTTGCTTGTTACCTAAAACTTCTTGAACTTGGTGTACCAAAGGAAAGAATAGAGTTTTGGCATCACGATATTGACGGCGGGCATCCTTCAAGGCGTATGGACTGGAAATGTACCCAAAACTATGTAAAAGCACTTGCAGATGCAGAGGGTATCAAGTTAAGGGTTTCTTACAGGGTGAACGGTTTCTTTGGTGAATTGTACCGCATAGGTGCATCAGAACCGATTGAATGGATTGACCCTGATACTGGGGAAGTCAGACAGTGCAAATTGTCAAGTAATTACCTGAAATGTAAGGAACTGAAAGAACAGGCAACAGAAGAAATGGAAGAACTTCTGAAACAGTATGGTTACAGAATGAAGTTTCCGGCAAAGACTGGTGACCTGTCAAGGCGTTGGTGTTCCGCTTATTTGAAAATATGTGTTGCAGATACCGTTGTCAGTAATCTTGACCGACTGGGTGAACTTGAAGAACTTGGTGGAAAAAGACACAAGTTCCCGGCAAAAGGCGGTACACATTCAGGGCGGTGGTGCAGCGGTAACTTAAAGGCAGCAGTCCAAGACAGTGTGACGGCAAACCTTGAAGAAACCAAGCATGATAAGAAAATACTGATTGTGTCAGGTGAACGCCGTGGTGAATCAGCCGGGCGGTCAAAGTACAATGAAATGGAAATACACCGCACCAATGCGGAAGCCAAGGCACACAGAATTGTTCATCAATGGCGGTGCTGCATTGATTATTCTGAAAAGGATGTGTGGGAACTGCTGAAACGGCATCATATAAATCCACACCCATGTTACAGGATAGGTTGGAACAGATGCAGTTGTATGATGTGTATATTTTCAACACCCCGGTTATTTGCCGGAGTAAAAGAACTTTTCCCTGATGATTATGCTGCACTAAGGCATGATGAAGAAGTTCTTGGGTTCACACTGGATAACAAAAAAAATCTTGATGAATTTATCGGTGATACACAGTCTTGCGTGTGTTGGAAGGATAAAGCAGCAATACATTCAATACTTACTGGTGAGTTCAACACAGATGACATATACACAAATGATTGGAATTATCCTGTTGGTGCATTTCATGGTGCTGACGGTGGTTCATGTTAGAAAGAAGGTGGTTATGTGAAGAAAATAGTTGCAGCATGGATTGAACAGATTCTTGAATTTCCAACCAAACTTGAATACCTTGCGTACATAGAAAGCCTGAAAAAAGGCAAACCGCAGAAGTTCAAGGAAACATCATTTGAACAGTTGGAATCAGGAGTTGTTAGAATAACGATCAGGAAACAGTATAACAATAATGCGTTCCCTGATGATGAAAAGGAAGGTGAAAAATAAGATGATTAAAGGTAATTTATTAAGAGAAAAAATTGATGCTTGTGGTTTCAAATTGGTTTACGTTGCTAAACAGGTTGGGGTTTCTTATCAGGCGTTTTTGAAAAAACTCAACAATGAAACAGAGTTCAAAGCAAGTGAGGTAATGATCTTGAAAGAACTTCTTCATTTGACAGATGATGAAGTTATGGAAATTTTTTTTACCTAAATGTGGATTGTCAGTCCACAATAAAGAAAGGATAGGTGATAAATTATGAAATTTAGCGAAAAGTTGAAACAGGCTATGCAGCAGTTAGGAATCAATCAGGCACAGGTTGTTGGATTGACCGGGAAAAGTAAGGGGTCAATCAGTATGTACCTGAATGATAAGACCGTACCGTCAGAAAAAGTTCAGAGTGATATTGCAGTATCACTTGGACTTGCACCTGACTATTTTGAACAGGAAGATGCACCAGTTGTTGCAATGCCGAAGGATGCAGTTGCAGAAGGTAAAATCAAGAAGATGCTGCCGGAAGAAGCAGCGGTTTTCCTTGGAATGGATAAGGGGACAGTAAGAAAAGGGTTGCAACAGGGGGTTTTCCCTTGGGGATACGCAGTCAAGACTTCTGAAAACCGTTGGGCGTACTTCATCAATGCAAGAAGATTTGCAGAAATTGAAGGCGTTGCACTTTAGGGGGGGGGTCAGTGAGAAATGCCAAAAATTCAGTATAAAGAAATCAAGTTTCAGCAGAAAAGCCTTGACCTGATTGAACTTGTGAATCAGGTGGTTGAAGAATATCAGGCACAGGGATATGAACTGACCCTTAGACAAGCATATTATCAATTGGTTGCACGTGGTTACATACCGAACAATGAACGCAGTTATAAGAACATTGGAAGTCTTATCAATGATGGCAGACTTGCCGGATTGATTGACTGGTACAGTATAACAGACAGAACCCGCAATCTTAGAAGCAATGGTCACTGGGATAACCCGGCAGATGTGATTGCATCCGCAAGGTATTCATACCTTCTTGATAAGTGGGAAGGTCAACCAAATTATGTTGAAGTATGGGTTGAAAAGGATGCCTTGGTTGACATTGTGGGACAGGCTTGCAGACCACTTGACACACCGTATTTTTCATGTAGGGGTTACACTTCACAGTCAGAAATGTGGAGTGCTGCACAGCGTTTCATTCATCAGCGTGACAGAGAAAACCGCATCATCATTCATTTAGGTGACCATGACCCAAGTGGTATTGATATGACAAGGGATATTCAGGAAAGATTGTGGTTGTTCGGTGCAGATGTAGAAGTTAAGCGTGTGGCACTGACAATGAATCAGATTGACACATACAATCCACCACCAAACCCGGCAAAACTTTCTGATAGCAGATGCGGAAAATACATTGAACAGTATGGTGATGAATCTTGGGAACTGGATGCACTTGAACCACAGGTTATCACTGACCTGATTACCAATGAAGTGACAGCTTTCAGAAATGATGAAATATATCAGGCGGTATGTGATAAGGAATCACGTGAAAAAGATGAACTTAGAATGTTAGAACGCAACTATGACAGGGCAGTTGCATTTTTGGAAAGTGAGGAATAGACAGATGGAAAATAACAATGTTCAGGAAGTTGTTCATGGGTTCAAAGTGTTCAGACCTGATTGGACTTGTTCACCGAATGGTAACACCAAACAGTACACTTACCCCGGTAAATTTGAGGAAGAAGGGGAACTTGATATTTGCGGTCATGGTATGCACTTTTGCGAAAATGCTGCTGACTGCTTCAATTATTACGATTTTGACAGCAACAACAAGGTTGCAGAAGTTATTGCATACGGTACTGTTTTGAAGGAAGGGGACAAGTCCTGTACCGATAAACTGGAAATCGTGCGTGAAATCCCGTGGGATGAAGTGCTGCGAATCGTCAATATCGGAAAAAATTGCACGGGTCGCTGCAACACCGGGGATTGGAACACCGGGAACTGCAACACCGGGAACTGCAACACCGGGAACTGCAACACCGGAAACAGGAACACCGGAAACAGGAACACCGGGGACTGGAACACCGGGAACTGGAACACCGGGAACAGGAACACCGGGGACTGGAACAAATCGTCTTTTAATACTGGTTGCTTTAATACAGAAGAACAGAAGATCATGCTGTTCAATAAACCGTCAGATATGACTTACAGTGAATGGTTGGGTTCAGATGCAAGATATTTACTGAATCAGATACCAAAGGATGTTGTTGAATGGGTATATGAAGAAGATATGACTGATGCGGAAAAGGCAGCACATCCAACCTATGAAACAACAGGCGGTTATCTCAAAGTGCTTGATGAATCTGAATGTGGTCAGTTGTGGTGGGGCAGCCTGTCAGACCGCAGAAAGGAAATCATCAAGGCAATACCAAACTTTGATGCTGAAATATTCTTCCAGTGTACGGGTGTCAGGGTAGATGAATGATCTGCACTTTATGCCCCATCAGGAAGATGCACTGAACAGAACTGAACAGTTCAACCGTTGTGCTTATTATCTTGATATGGGACTGGGTAAGACCTTTGTAGGTGCTGAAAAAATGTATTTGCTGAACAATGCGGTGAATGTGGTCATCTGTCAGAAATCCAAGATAGATGACTGGATTCAGCACTTCAAAGAATATTACCCAAGTGACCGTGTGATGAACCTGACCAAGAAAAGTGAAGCAATCAATTTCAGGACACTTGTTGATACCAAAGAATTATACAACAAGGATGTTCAGATTATAGGCGTTATCAACTATGAAACTGCTTTCCGGCGGGATTGGTTGCTGAAACTCAAAGGGTTCACACTGATGCTTGATGAAAGTTCACTGATAACCAATGAAACAGCACAACGGTCAAAGTTCATTCTGAAAATGCAACCGGAAAGTGTGATTTTATTATCAGGAACACCAACAGCCGGAAAGTATGAAAGGTTGTGGTCACAGGTTCAGTTGCTTGGGTGGAACATTACAAAAAAGGCGTTTTGGTCATCATATGTTCAGACTGAATGGGTTGAAAACGGTGATGGGTACAAGAATGAAGTGATAACTGGGTACAAACACACGAAACACCTGAAAAAGAAACTTGCAGATCATGGATGTATCTTTATGAAAACCGCTGATGTGATTGAACTGCCGGAACAGACTGAACAGAAGATATTCTTTAAGGTAACACAGGCATACAAGTATTTTATCAAAAACAGTTACATCATGCTTGATACCCTTAATATGTGCAAGTTCAAAGATGATTCAGATTATTACGGTACGGATGTGACACCACGGGTTGAACTGGTCGGTGACAACAGCCTGACCAAGATGCTATATGCACGGCAGTTGTGCGGGCAGTGGCACAAGGAAAAACTGGAAGGTTTGCGGGACTTGGTTGAATCAACAGAAGATAGGCTGATTATATTCTACAACTTTACCGCAGAACTTGAAGCAATGCAGAAAAAACTTGCTGATCTAAATAGACCCTATTCAGTTGTGAATGGGTCAAAGAAGGACTTGACCGCATACAATCAGGCAGATGATTCAATCACATTTATACAGTACCAAGCCGGGGCAATGGGTGGTAACTATCAGAAAGCAAACAAGATTATTTATTTCACCTTGCCACTTGGCAAAGGGTCATGTGATATGTGGGAACAGTCAAAAAAGCGTATTCACCGCATAGGACAAGCCAAACCGTGCTTTTACTATTACTTACTGGTGAAGGGGACGGTTGAAGAAAGAAACCTTGCAGCATTGAAAGAAGGGAAGGAACTGACAGATGAATTATTCAAAAATACTTAACTGGATATTTGGAATCATGGCATTTATCGGTGTATTCCTGATAATCGGTGCAGTCGGTGCATCTGACTATGCGGTTGAAATGGGAATATATGAACCACTTACTGCACACCTGAAAGAATACATCATTGGTGCGATTCTGATAATTCCCGGAATCATTTATTTGAAAATCACGGAAAGGGGTGATGAAAATTGAACTATTCAAAGAGCATGAGAAAGTCGGCAATGGTCAAAAGGGTCTTGATTCTGATTGGTGTTGCACTTGTCGTTGGTTTGGTGATTGGTAATGTGTCAGGATATGCCCTGAAAACTCATATAACCGCCAAGGACAAGCAGAAAACAGAAGAACAGACACTTGAACGGTCAAGCACTAAAACCCTTGTATATGGGGCGTATGATGACAGAACTTTCACACAGGAAATTTCCCTTGACTGGGGTGCGGGTGATTTAG